GTAGGTCCAGTAGGCCCTTCTGCTCCGGTTGCGCCAGTTAATCCAGTAGGTCCGGTTGGACCAATAGGTCCAGTAGGTCCGGTCAATCCGGTAGGTCCGACATCACCAGTTGGTCCAGTTGGACCAGTAGGTCCAGTAGCACCTACAACACCTACGGATGTGAATATGTTCCAAGTGTCGGTTGCATCTTTTCTAATTATAGCAGTAGAATACTGTGGAATTGTAGTAGTACCATTTAATGTAACCCCAACTGCACCTGCAATTGTTAAATCACCTGCTCCTTTGTTCATGACCTTTAATTCTGTCTTGTCGATAGGATATGCAATACTACTGTTTAGTGGTACTGTAAATGTAATTGATGTGGCTTTATTAGCCATAACTACTCTACCTTCATCTGTTCTTACGAAGGTATAATCATCGGTTTTATCAACGACAGGTCTTACATCAGCAGATTGACCTGCTTCTGTTGTACCATCACCAAAGAATACGAAACCGCTATCAGCATCTTTGAAAAGTTGTGCTGCGTGAGGCGTTACTGTTAGCCTATCTTCTTCAGTAGTAAATATTAGATTTTTATTGTCTGTCAGAACATCTACCATGCTACTCGCCCCTGTTGTTATTCAATATCAAGTCATCCATAAAGGTTTGGTAGGAAGATTACTATAAGCCTCATCAGGTGTATCGTAGTTTTGCGGTAAATCTAACAACGCAGTACGATAAGTTCTCAAATCTGTTTTTTGGGAATCTGTTAGATTTTCCCATCTTATAGCAAGTTGGTAGTAATCCATTTCTTTTAACAAACCGTCTCTAAAGCCTCTTAACTCATCCCATTCCATTTAATCACCCATTGTTAAACTTTACCCAAAGAATTGCCTGTCCGTTATTAAGATTAGTAGTGCCGCTTTCTCTCCTGACTTGTATAATATCACCGGCATTGAAATCAAAATCTACATCCGACCCTGTTTTAGTAAGTGTATAATTATTACCATTAGTGTTTACTAAATCGCTAGGAGTGAAGGTAAAGTCTTTTGTTGTAGCACCACCGTTTTTTCTTATCCTAATAGTATTAGTTGCTGTGCCTGTGATTGTTCCACCGGCAAATAAGAATGTTGCTGCTGCTACTCTACCACCAAAAGGCATAGGAAACGCATTAGGATTAGCAGTAGAACTTTGAACCGTTGGCGACCTAAAATCAACGGCACTTGTACCTATTGATGACCTTTCAAAGAAACAAGGATGAAGCGCGGTGTTTGGTGTATCATTTGTTCTTCCTACACCTGTAACTTTAACAGTCGCATTACTGGCGTGTGCTTGCATTAAGATACCTACATTTTGTATCAAATGCGAGGCATCTTCGGGTTTAACATTAGTTAAAGCACCGGCAGTAGTAGGACTTACATACATAATTTCTCCTTCTGTATAGTTCGCTGCTATTCCGTTAGCCTTGCCGAATACTACTGCAAGACCTTCTGCGTCTAAGGCAAGCGTTTCATACATAATACCTATTGCGGGCATTGTTGATGTTGAATCTGCCCTTGCCTTTTTTACTTTTACGACATTAGCATTATGCACAGCAAAGATAAAGACTACATCTCCTTTACTAAGTGCTTCTGCCGCTTTTACCCGAATAAACTGTCTGTCGTGAGTTTCATTTACCCATTCACCTGCGGTTGCGTCATACCGCAAGATTTCTTGTTCTGCGGCTGATGTAATAGTAACATCTTCTAATTCTCCTATGCTAATATTTGTTCCGCCAGTTGAGGACCATTCAATACCTGTCCCACCACTATTTACTGCTAGGACATCACCTGCGGAACCTAAACTTAACTGTCCTATATCATTCATACCGTCGCCATAAAGAACTGCATTTTTCTCTAGGGTTTGTCTACCTGTACCACCATGACTAACAGGTGTTACATTAGTCCCAGTAATACTTTCGTAAATACCATCAGTAACTTCTCTAAAGTTCCAATCACCGTATACATTAGGTCTTTTTACACTTCTAATGACTGCTGCTGCTGTACCGGATACAGGACCATAGAATCTACCACCATCACCGACTACTATTTCGTTACATTCTAAAACATTACCGCCTTTTAGTAACCAGTAGTTAGCAGAATTATCATTGTTCTCTATAATAATTTTGTGATATTGAGTGTAGAAGTTTTTAGTAGTATCGTTACCAAAAGCAGCACTATTTAACTCTCCGGTTACTGGGAAAACAACTTCGCCAGTTCCGGCACTTCTGTAAGTTACAAATCTTGCTGTGGTGTGTCCAAATCTAAAGTATTCACCGATAGAGGTAAATCCTTTTTCAAACAGGAATTGTTTATCATAATCATAAATGTTGTATTTTTCGGAATCTATATTACCACCGTTTACTGTTAATATATCAACAGAACCGTATGTGTTGTGTAATGTTCTAGAAGTATCTGAGTAGATAGATTTAGCATATATTGTTCCCGTAAAAGTAATATTAGGATATATACCGTCTATCATACTGAGATTTAGTGCGCCAAAGTTAAATGTAACTAATGCTCTAGCACTTTCACTATTAAACATACTATCGGCTACATTGTAGATAACTAGCGGTTTGTGAGTGTAAGAATCACCATTACCATCATATACTGTTGTACTACCTGCGGTATTAAAATCGAATGTCATAGAATGTGTTGGTTTTATTTTTTCCACCGACATTTATTTCTAACTTACCATCTAAGTTAATACTAGTAGTTGTACTAGTAGTAAGAAACTTTGTAAAATTAGCACTAATAGTAACATCTACTAATTCACCACTAGCAGGGAAGTTAGCACTATCGAATTGACAATCATTATTACCATCAGATGTAGAATCAAAGACTATACTATCGCCATCTGCCGGTGCAGTTCCAGTTGAAGGACCTAATGGGTCTAACCAATTGTCTCCGTCGTTGGGGCTAGAATTAGCACTACCTTGCCAAAAATATGTTGTCCCTACCATTTATTCACCCACTTAACTTGTGAGCGAACCTGATAATTCACCGCTTGTTGTTCCACTCACTTTAGACGTAGTACCTTTAATATAAAATGCTGTACCACCTTTCTCTGTTATAACGGCTAAAGCATCTTCGGCTTGTTTTTCAAATGATGCTAATTGTTTGTTGAATCTAATATCTGATGTACCTTGGTCTTTTTCGGGTACAACCGCAGGTATAGTATCTATAAGAACTCTTAGACAGTCTACGCATACTACTAGTTTGATAGCAGTTTCTACTTCTGCTGTTGTTGGTGCGTTTGTAGAATCTACACCGACATACCCTGTCTTTCTAGATTTCTTACTAATTTGTGTATTACGCATATTTACATATTCAATAATAGTACCACTATTTAGACCGCGTGGTCTGTTTAGCAAATCTCGTATTGTATTTACGGTAATATTAGTATCGAAGAGAGTATCACCATCTTCTATTACCAAATCTCCCATTACGAAAGCCATTTATTGCCACCTCAGAATCGTGTATCGTAGTCCGATGGAACATCAATAACTACCATGTTATTTGAAGGTTCGCTTATTCGGCCAACTACAACGACCCTGCGCGTAGCAAGAATCTTATGAGTCATTTCGCTATCGGGAAGCCAGTATAATGTTTTTCTAGGCTTATCCAAAAGTCTTAAAGGATGATTAGCGTATTTTTTACCTGCGTTTCGGTGTACCCTAACCATGTAGCCCATACCGGATTTCCAATGCCTAAGACGGTGTTCCATGTCAGACATTTCACCGGATTTAGGTAATGGGATACCTTTATCCTTCAAGGCAGAAGCCATAGCAGCCTTTGTAGGGCCACTAGGCTTCTTTTTTGCTACCTTTTTAGGGGCAGCAGCCTTTTTGGTAGTAGACTTCTTTGTAGAAGCCTTCTTCTTTTTAGTTTCTTCAGGCAATTAACCACCGTCCGTATTTAAGCACGGACTCCGGTCAACTTAAAGATTCTGTGAGATTTGTTAGCACTTGCACCATCTTGGTGTTCGTGGATAACGCTACCCATGTATCCTGTCAATAGCCAGTCGTAACCTACTCCCGGTAGACGTGTTAATTCTGTCTCTTGGAAACCCGGTCCGTTGTATGTGAAGAACTCAGCAGTCTCAGCACCCGGTACTAGCATAATTGCGTCGTTACCGATTGCACCTGTTGTACCGTAATCTCTTGTGTAGTAGATGCTTAGGTTTGCGATTCTAGCCAAGTGGTCGCCTAGTGACTCAACTACGTTTCCGTATAATGTTGTGTTTAGGATAGCACTTCTCTTGTCAGCAGGTAGAACCAATGCAAGTGGTTCGTTTCCGCTAACCTTTGCGTTAGCAAAGATGTCATCCATCATTCCAAGGATGTCGCCTTCTTCATCTGCTGAACCGCCACCGAATACGTCTGTTGCTGCAACTGAGTTGTCTGCACCTGCGTATAGTGTGCTTAGGATGTGGTTGTCAATTGTGTCAGCCCTTGCTCTAACAATTCCAAGTTGTTGCCTGTCAATGTTCTCAAAGGATTCACCACGTAGACGTACTGCGTCTAGGAAAGTAACTCTACCTTGACCTTTCTCAAGTTTGGTTGAGTAGTTCTGAGTCCCAATGTTGGTTGGGTCAGTTAGTGCAACGTCATCCAATGGGTAATCGAATGTACCGATAACTCCTGTGTACCATGTAAAGTTTAACCAAGGAACGCTTCTTACACCGACTAAATCGGTTGCGATAGCGATTGTGTTAGACTGCAATTGAATGAAGTCTCTTAGTGTCTGTTCGAGGACTGCATCTCCCGGTGCGAAAGGTCCTACTGCTGCTTCTACGTTTAATATTTCTTCTAATGTACTGTTCATATTTTATTCCCCCTTATTATCCTGTGATTACTCACTCGACTACTCCTGCCATCAAGACTGGAATTAAATCACCTGCTGCTGGTGTCAAACCATCTTCACCCATGTAAACTCCAACGAATGTTGCTGAGTTTGCTGCTGTGGTGTGAACGTGTCCGTCTGCTTCTGATGTTTGAGAAACGTATAGTCTCTCTCCTGTTTTTAGAACGCCGCCGCCAACACATTTTACGTATTGTACACCGCTTAGAGGTACTATTGATACTGTACCTGTACCTGCTGCTTCTAATGTTCCATCTTCTCCGCGTGATGATTCAGAAACAGTAATTCCAATAGGTTTATCTGTTACTAATGATGTTATCAATATCCCGCTTGCGTCGTATTTTACTAATAGACCTTTACTTGCGAATGTGTTTTGTATATCCGCGCAGTTTACTGGGTCTAAACTTCCATATGCTACCATTTTATCTCATCTCCTTTAGTGTGTCGTAGCGATGAGCCTTCATTCTTCCTTTCTCATCAACTGCGAGTGTCTGATTCCAAGCACTGGCCCATGCGTTCCATGCTTTTGCGTAAATGGCTTCGTCGTTAGCAACGATTCTGCCGTTAAGGTAGTTTTCAACTTTTGGAGTATCTTCTGATGCTTTAACATCTTCAACTGTTTTCTCCATTGAAACTACTGGTGTCATCTCTACTGGTGTTGGCTCAGGGTGAGACGCTTCCCAAGATGCGATAAGTGTTTCTAATGTTGCAGTAGAAAGGTCATCATGACCGGACATTCCCAAGTCAGATGCTTTAGTAACTAAAGACATTCTTTCTTCTTCTGCTCTTGCGGCCACTTCAGCCTCGAACTCAGCCACACGACTGTTAGCCAAAACTAACTCAGCCTGTATAGCCTCAATTTGTGCTTCATAATCAATTTCTGTATTTTCTATTTCTTCGGTCATAGCAATCACCGTTGGTTGATTGTGGTCAGCCACAGAATGTCCTATAAAGGTTTCCGAGTTTTCGCTTGCTGTTGGTAATTTTTCTTCAACTACCTTCTTCACGGCCTTCTCAACATTCGCTCTTTCGTAAGCGGGCTTTACTACTAATGCTAAATGGTCGAATGTGAAATCTTCACCAAATACTAAACCATCTTCTGATGCTTCTACTGGAACTCCCGAACCACCGATACTTACTCCGTATCCTTCTTGCATCCATAATCCATCGTCAAAACTAGCAAACATTTCTTGTCTTGTAACATGGGCTACATATCTAACATCATAACCACTAGCGGTTGTAAAGAATGTTGCGCCAACTATGTAACCAACATTTGCTTCTTCTAAACCACCATCTGTATTTCTTGTAAATCCCGCACCTGTTTCATTGGCTTTAGGATGTAATAATGTCAAATCGCTATCTTTCATTTGTCTTACAACAGACATAGCACCTTCCGGTGTAAGCGACCATTTGTTTTTGTTCATACCTTCGTGGAATGCAATACCACTTATTTCTATAATAGTATCTCCTGTCTCAGCGATAACTACTGCTTTGATTTCATCAATATCTAAATCTAATGTAACTGCTACTTTTTTGCATTTACCGTCAACCATTTTTTCTCCTACACCACATGAACTGTGATAGGATGCTTCTTCATCCTCTTTCTTTTTGTAATATGCTTGTTCATCGAACTCATGACCTTCATGCTGTCTCATACATACAGCATATCTTTGTTCTTCACTAGAAAACTCTTCGTTCATTTTAGAATCGCCCATACACCTACTCATGAACTCATCGTGAGATTCATCTCCCATAGGTTTAGGTAGTGCTGCTTCTACGGCATCAGCCTTTTTCTTCATTTCTTTTGCCTCTGCGATAGGTATGCAATTAGGAACTTTTCTACCGTTTTTCATTTTCATACCGTATTGTTCATAACCTTCTGTGCAAGGGTCGTCTGCGTCTTTTGCTTCTACGTTACCGCAATTGCACTCTGATGCGCTTGCATCGTGAGAATCATTTTTATCAAACCACATTTGGAACTCTTCTTCGTTAGGGCCGGGAAAATACATAGGTGTTCCGTCAGCCATTTGGTCGCTGTGTATTTCACCACCAAATCCTATTTCTGTTGATTTTTGTCTTGCTCCTTCGGGTGTTGAAAATATGTAATCTTCCATACCTGCTTCTACCTTTTTACCACCACGCCATTGTCTGCAAGACCAATAACGTGCCTTCCATTTTGGACCGGGATTATCACAGTTGTGTCTACTGCGGAATGCTTTTCTTCTAGCAGGGTCATCTCTTTTGATTTCCATGTTAGGGTCGCCAAATCTTACTAAGACTACATTACCGTTAGCATTTTTAGTATAAACTCCGAACTTTTTACTAGCGCCTGATGTACGGAATGGTTTGTTAAGAGTAACTTTACGGCCTTGATATTCTGCCGCAGTAACATCTTCTTCGCCCCATTCTTCATAAGCAACTTTTTCACCACCGCATCCGCAGCCACATGACATAACTCTTGGAGATTAGGAATGTCTTATTAAGTTAATCTTTTAAGATAGGACACTCCGAGCAATCACCCATAACACAAAACCCACAAAAGATACTATTATTCATCAAACATCAACTCCTTCTGTGAAGCCTTCTTGTGTTTTTAAGTTAAGATAACATTGTTTTAGTAAGTTTTCTTGGTCTGCACCATCAGTTACATCTAATGGAAATTGGTAATTAAATCCTGCGATTGGTGATTTACCACTTGTGTATGTGCTTGCATCCATAAAAACTAAACCACCATAAGTTATTGTAAAAGATTTAGTACCATCTTCTGCAACTTCTTTATTCATCCTAAACTCTCTTATTACTGCTTGTGCTTCTGCACAAGTTAATCCAAAGTCTGTTTCTATACTAACTCTCAAAGCCATTTTTATTCACCTTTCTTTGCGGTAACTTTATTGTTTGTGATTTGGTATGCTTCCATATCTAGGCTGTGTTGTTTTTGCATTTTTTCCATTTCTAAGTCATGCTTTAGTTTGTATTCTTCAAGCATTCTTGTGTGGTTGTCAACTGCTTCGCTAGATGAAACGTCACTTGCTAGTTGGTCAGGTAAGATGTTAATTTTTGCGCCCTCTTTACCCTTGAATAAATCAAGTACGCTAGTTATGATAAGAAGCGCCGGACCACCGAGCAAACCAATAACTGTTAGTTGACTGTCTGTAATATCCCTTTCTTCTACTATGCTGTAATACGATGCTGTGGCAGCGATAATTACCCACGCTAAAACAACACCAAGGCCAAAAATAAGCATAAGAAGTTCATTAGGGTTTGACATTCGCATCTTACTCATGGTTTTTTCAGGTTTCATGTGTCTTATTAACCTTTCAATGTAAATCACTAAAACTGCTATCGTAAAGACTACTGGTAAAAGTATCATCAGTCCACCATATCCGAAGCACCATCTTGTGAGTTTTCTCGCGGTAGTTCTCCGACATTAGTTGGTCTTTCAGTTTTTCTTTCGTCTCCACTTCTATCAGTAGGTAGGCTTAACATATTCAATGATTGGTTCAAAGTTAATATTCCCGAATCGTAACCCATAACTGCTCTCTGCATTATATTTAATGGGGTTTCACTATCCATAGCCTCAAACTTAATAGTAGGTAAATCTTGTTTTCTATATTCTATACCCAACAAGTCTAAATGCATCATAAATACTTTGGTCGCTGCTTCCGATAATATACGATGCATACGTGATATTGCTTGCACAGCCCATAGATTAGCGTTATATGTAGCAGCGAAAGTAGAGCCTTTTTCTTGCCCTGCGGCAACTCTAGGTACTTGTAGCACAGCCGCTATATCTGCGTTAATTGCATCTAAGAATCCTGTGTTGTTAGGAACTGAGTTGCCAACATCTACGTGATGTAGTTGTACGTAATGTGGTAGTACAGGTATTTGGTCGCCTCGCAGTCCCTCGAATAGAGATATAACCTCATCCATAATATGTTTTAATCTTTGCTGTTGTTCTGCGGGGTCTTGTATGTGTTCGATAGCAGATTTGTCAATTGTAATAAATTGTTTTGTCATAGAATCTTCTAGACTAATTCTGTTATTCATGCTATTGTATTTCATTCTGATAGGTTGCTTTAGTGACGTAAATCTACTTGCTCCCCACACACCGTATGTTCTACGTAATTTATTATCTGTAAACCAATTAGACCTTGCATCTATTTTTACGTGTAATATTTCTCTATTAGGTATTGCGACTTCATAAGATGTACCTTCTCTCAACATATATGTCGTAGCATTGATGATTGGGTTATCTTCATCAGCAACGAAGTAAGAACCTAAACCACCACGCTCATCAACTATGGTAATTTGTTTTACGGGTAAACTTTGTAGGTCTGTTACACCTACACCCTCTTTACCAACAATTTTG